ACATCATGTTCATCCAATCGCGCCAGAACATCCGGCGTCGGTTCATCAATCATTCATCTTCTCATAAAAAAACCGCCTCACAGGGCGGTCGGGCAGGCGTGTATTATGGGGCCGGTCAGGACGTGGTGGCAGCCGCCACCGTAACGGTCAGGCTGGCGGGATTGGTCAGGCCATCGGTGTTCGTGGCGCTGATCGTGACAGTCCCTGCCGCCTTGGGCGTATAGGTCACTGTCTGGGCTGTGTTCGTGCAGCCGCTGAATGTCACGGTATCAGCCGAGAACGTTCCGCCTGCGTTCCCGTCGGATAGCGTGACCGTCGTATCCGCGCCCGGCCCGTCATTATCCGGCGTCAGGGTCAGTGTCAGGGGCGTCCCCGCCGTCGCCGTGGAGTTACCGGACAGCGTATATTCCGTGGACGGTGTATAGATACTGCCCGCCGAGTATTTCCCAGCGGCGTCCAGCGCGTAGGCGAACCCGTCTGGTGCGGTTACGCCAGTCAGGCTGGACATCTGCTGGGTTCCGATAACCGTGCCAACCGGGGACGAAACCTGTGCTGCCGGGACAGAAGGCGTCTCGCCCTGCGTATAGGCATAGCCCGGCTGGTACATGAAGGCAGCGGTGCGGTAGAGGATGTAGTTCTGTGTTGTCATTTCTATACTGGCCCTTCAGCAGTGAAATTTAGAGTAACGGATGTCTGGTCGCCTTCTGTTCCGCCATCAATCCACGATGTATGTAAAATAAACCCCGTGCTCGACAGCGAGCCATCTTTGATGTTTGCGATAACGGAAAGCCCGTTTGAAGCATCAGCGCACCCGAATGTAATTATTGGCTGTTCCGAAAATGCGATTGGGAAATCAATCGTCTGATAATCTGCAGTTGTTGTGACCGAAACCGATTGGCGCAGGATGTTGCCCGTTTTTACCCACCAGCCGCCTGAAATGATGCCGCTTGCTGCTATGGTTCCGGTGGTTGTGGGGGCGTATGCGTAAGACGCACCCGAACTGTCAGCAAGAATAACATTCCCGGAGCTGTCCGTGCTCATGTTGGAAATGGAGTTAAATCCAGCCCCCGGACGCGAGGGGATGATCCGGTACGAACCCGCCAGGGAACTGATAACGAAAGGCGCACCGGACGCATTATTATGGCCCAGATAGGTAATGGGTGAATTGGTACCGTCATTCGTGGTGTTGGTGCTGACCTTGGCTGCAATCTCTGTGGCAAATGTGCTGTTCTGGTCTGTCTGGGTAGTCTGGAACGATGTCAGGTTGGCCTGAACGGTTGTCACGTCGGAGTAGTAAGCAATCGCACTATAAACATCAGTGGTGCCGTTGTTGTAGACGAAGGTAGGACGACCACTCCCTCCAGCCTGATATAGACTCTTGCCCTGCGTGTCCCCGGCTGACGTGGCCGCCCCATAGACGCCCGACACACAGTCGCTGATGTCGGCAGACAGCGTGGCGTTGGTAGTGGTCTGGGTAGTCTGGAACGCGGAGAGATCTGACTGCAATGTCTGGACGTCGCTGTTCATCGCAAGGTCGATAATTTTGGGCGTGCCCGTGGAGTCCTGGTAGGTGAACGCCGGGAGCTGAGTCGCATTCTGGAACCACAGCCCCATGCCCGGCAGGTCGCCGGTCGTACCCGTGATGGTGGCCAGATACGTGCCGGACAGCAGCGTGCCATGATCAACGTCATCAATCGACACTCGCAGCAGGCCCTCATACGTTGAATCCTGCCCCAGATTGACCTTGTCGGTGGTCTGGTTGGTGCCGCCGCCCTGCTGCACGGGGGTGAAGCCAAGAAGCGGTTCATAGCCTGAGCGGATAGCGGCAAGAAGCCACGTTTCCAGATCGTCTACGGTATCGCTATCCGTGCAGTCCTGCCCATTGTCGGCAATTATCTTCCCGAGAACAGCAGAAAAGACACTGGTCTGTCGCAAAACCTTATTGACATAGGAAGAATACGCCAATCCTGAGACAAACCCAGATACAAGAGCGCCTTCCGATCCAATCAGGGACTGGTATTCAGTATCTGTTACAACATTAGCGCTGCCGCCAGAGGCGAAGGCAGAAAAGGAACTGGTAGCCATTGGCATCTCACGATACGAAACTATAGGAAACGGATATCCCCGCCGGATTCAGGGGGAGGTATCCCTCTTGGATTATGGATTTTATGACCGTTGAAACATTGCCGGTGATGGTAAAAGAAACTGATCGCTCCCCCTCCACGACAGAGATGGCAACGCCTGTGCCATCGGTTATTATCTCAATAATTTCTATGGCCGCTGGAAGGGTTCCGTCCCACATATTGCACAGGATTTTAGCGCGTATAAACAACCTGTATAAGTCATCATCAAGGGACGTGACGACATTGAGTGCATCCCCTACTTCCCACCAGATGCCTTGGTCAAATCCGACGCCATCCTCATCAAATGAGAAATAGACATTTACCGGCAGTTTAATCAGGCGGGACGCTCCGACCCATAGCCCTACGGCGTCAAGCTGCGTGCCTACGGCATTATCCAGATCATAGTAGCTATAGGCGCTTTCAGCCACATTGATCTGATCGACAAATGCCTGCACGGATGCCTCGATTGTGGCGACGAATTTGGTCGCTCCGGCATGCTCGCTGGTAATCAGTTCTGTGAAATCGGACAGTTCAGCCATCAGTCAGCACTCGCCACAATCGTTACATCATCACTTGTGCATAGCGGCATTTCGTAAAACCCAAGTTCTATGTTCGCAGTGGACAGCGCGCCGCCATTAACCGCCAAGGTAATGGACGTTATGTCGTATGTATCCCCACCGTCATCACTATCCAACGTGGCAGGTTTGTAGAGTCTTGTCGTATAGATAGTGCTACCGATGGGCAGACCAGAAATATAATCTGCCACAGCCTCAGAAATAAGGGTACCGATTGCATCGGTATATCCGGTCAGAGCGGTCAGTCCGATCTCGACCGTAATCGTGCCGTCATCAGGCCTATAGAAATTGATTGTGCGCTGGGTGCCTGAACTGTCTGTCACCAGTTCCGACGTATTGCCAACGGTCCCCACGCCCATGGACTTCTTGTTTGCGATGACGGTTGCGATATCGGAAGCATCCCCTCCTTCGACTACTATGGCGATATAGCCTGCCGGTATGCCGTTGCTGTCCGTGGCGTCCGTGTCATTCTCGTATCCGGTCGCAGCAGACACCCCCGTCAGTTCCTCGATAGAGCCAATCAGCCCATCCATGATCGAATAGGATGGCGTCATCGTGCTGGATGCCTGGCGCTTCCTGAGTGCCGCGTCGGTTTCGATTGCAACGCCGGGCGATGAGGCCGTTGTGTTCGTAACGCTGGTCCATCCCCGTGTTGGCGTGTTGATCGTAGTCAACGTTCCCGCTGCTACCGTGATAGCGCCTTCCGTCTCGCACGTAGCCGTTACCGTAATCTGGCCGCCGTCCGGTATCGTCACGCTGGACGGCAAATCCCATACATAACCATACGTGCTGTCTTTCACACTGCCGCCTGAAATCGTGCGACCAACGGTGCCGGACACGATTACATCGCAGGTTGAATAGGATGCAGTCTCACGGGCGATACCATTGATCTTCACCACCGATGACAGGCCAGTTCCCTGTGCTGTCGAGGGGGAGAACGAGTTGAACGTCGCGATCATGGCGTTGTTGGATGCGTTGATCGCCTGCGCAATGATGCCCAGCCACTGGCCGTCCTGTGTGGAATTATCCAGCGACACATCCGACCCGTAAATCCCCCAGAACGCATCCTTGAGCCATGTCAGGATGGAGGAATAATCAGGGGCCGTGATACCGGATGCACTTACCGAACAGGCCAGATCGGATACGGAAGAAACTGATGCCATAGCTTAACTGCCCGTGGTAACGGTGGTGGTGCCATATTCGGTCTGGATCGTGGCGGATATGGTCAGTTTTCGATTGTTCAGCGTGCTTGAATAACTGCTGATGGATGATACGCCCGGCGTGCCAAGGATGCGTGCCCGGATCACGGCATCATAAGTCGAGGTTGTTCTGTTCCCCAGAACCTTCGTGGTCCACGGCGTGCCATCGGATGTGTCGAGAAACCATTCCCCCAGCCATAGCTTCAGGCGTGTCAGGACTAATTGCCCGACACCGGCGGGGGTATTGTAGTAATAATCCGCACTGCCATGACCGAACACCATATCGCCGCTGCTATCCTGCTTTCTTACGCGCATGATCTACTCCGGCTCGCCAGTGGTTCCGGGCGCATCTGTGACAGGATGCGTATGGCTTTCGAGGGAAATGCTACCAGCCTTCACATCACCATCTGCCGTGATCGAAGACTTGGCTGTAACCGCGCCATCGACTTCAAATGTGCTGGAAAACTTGACAGGCCCGTTCACGGTCAGGCCGCCAGGCACGGTCACGGTTACGGCCTGCGTTGTCGGGTTCAGGTCAATGACGGTTTTGCCGTCATCGGCACGAAGCTGGACGCTGTCCGTGCTGATGCTGCCTGACGAAATCGGCTTAGCCTCACTTGTCAGGCCTACAACGGCAACCGCATCGGACAGGTCATGCTGGCGAAGGTCGTAGGCAGGCTGGGCGGTCCCGTTCTGCCACCATTCATCAATGGATCGGGACGAGAACAGCAGCATGCATTCGTCACCCTCCGCAACCGGGAAGGTCAGGGAGCAACCGCCGCCGCGCGGGAACCAGATCGGACAATGAGGCAGTAGGGGCAAGTCAACGAATGTCGATGTGCCATCCGATGCGATGGTGCGACCCTTGGCAGCGGGCTGCACCGCAGCATATGGACTGCCATTGTTGATCGTGACAGACTGTATGATGCCCGGAAGCATGGTCCAGATGCGCGACTGCAAGCCATCAGCCAGAAGGTTCATGTCCTCCAGATGGTCTGTATAGCGCTCACGGATGTTAAGGCTGTCAGTCATCATGTGTAACCCGTGGAAGATGCGGCAACATTCGTGTGTGTGGGATCAATCGACAGACCAACAATGGTCGTATACCAAGGGTTGTCCCGCGTATCGCCTTCATAGGCCACATAAATGACCCGGTATTTTCCGGTGGGGTTGATGCCATTGACGGTTGACAGGTTGGACGCTGAATCGTCCGTCGTCTGGTCGCCGTTGTTGATGTCACTGGTGGACAGACCCACAGACGCCTGCTGTATCCTGCTGGTGCCATCGGAATTGGCGGCCCGGATATGCACGATGGAATCCATCTTGATATTCGGGTTCAGCAGGCAGGTAGCCTGAATGCCGTTTGGCGTCTGGATCGGGATGTCGATCAGGCCGGTCGAGGGGGTCAACTCAATCACGCCGGATGATGAACTGTTGGCCGCCATCTTGGCTGGCTGGACAAAATTGAGCGTCCCGTCATCGTTCGTGTAATGCACCCCGGAAACGCTTTTTGCCGTTGTCCGGCAATGGTCATTCACCATGCCATACATGATCTTTGGACGCGCGCCCGATCCCTCCACCTCTGGGAAAGCCCCAAGAGAGATATTGTATGCCGCCATCTCCTGCGCCTGCTGCTGGGCTATACCCTGATGCGTCCAGCCCGCCGCGATAACCTTATTGATGGTCGCATCAGCAAATGCATTGCCATTGGACTGCGCCTGAATATCCAGATACGTGTCCGTGGGACTCTCCCGGCCAAAAACGATTTGGCGGGCATCTCCCTGAAAGATCAGTCCCGACTTGCTTTCATATCCTGCCGACAGGGACACGGTTTTGTTAAACTGCGTATGGATGATGGCAGCCGTATTCTTGCTCACATTCCATATGCGGATCATTGCGGTTTTGGGCGTGTTGACTGTGCCCTGTGTGATGCTGAAGCGCACACGCAGGGAAGACAGGTCAATCGTGTTTCCCAGGCTATCCCCGACAACCAGACTGCACGCGCGGATGAATTGCGTTGCCATCAGTCAATCGCCACATACAGGTGGGAAGTCGTTCCCAGATTGTCATAAGTCGGGACCGCATCCCAGTCGCCATCCGTGCTGACGAACATGCGGCACCCGAAGCCCAGATAGCCATACTGCCCCAACAGGTCAGTCCCGGTCACAAGCGGTATGCCGCCCACGATCTGATTGCCACTGGAATCCGCCAGGTCCATTACCCATCCACCCTGCGTGCAGTTCAGATACCGGAAGGTGAAGGTGTAGGAGACGCCATTCATGGACGCGGTGAAGGTCTGGGCCTCACCCGACAATGGCACTTCGTAATAGGTTGTCATGGCCAGCCAAACAAAAAGGCCGCCCCGAAGGACGGCCCGCAATTTTTGTGACGATAGTCAATTAGTAGCGTATAGCGAGTCCGGATACAAGCAGAACTGCCAGACACGTCAGGCGATTTCCTTGGCTATCGCTGGCGCGCGATTGATCTCGCAGCCCGGTATCATAACCCTACGAACTAGGATCCTGTGCCGCCACCGATGTCTGGTTGCTAACCTCGGATAGCTGCTGCTGGCCGCTATTCACGGTGGCCGCCGTGGAAGATGCGTCGGACTGATCGGATGATGATATTGAGGATGTCACCGTGCTGGCGATAATCACTTCCTGACAGGTGACTGAAACATGCATCGCATAGGCTGTTTCCGCCGTAGTCTCCGTCTCGATGCTCGCGATCAGCATGTTTTTATAAAGCCGCTTGCTGGTCACGACCTGGCACAGGGTCCGGGCGGACTGTAGCGCCAGAAGCTGGGCATAGATTTCCTTGACAAACCCTTCCCCAAGGTTCCCGTCAACCAGATCAGTCAGGGAAAAGCTGTCAAAATCCGACCCCAGCGCCTGAATGCTGCTGTTGGAAAACCCGTATTCCAACCGCACCTCAGCGGGCATTTTGAACGCATGGTCCGTGATGGATGCGCCGGTCTCAACCGGGTGCTGGGTTATGGTCAGCGCGTCCCGGTGCCCTTCACGCGCCACGATATCGGGCGTGGTCGTGGTTCCTGTTGCCGCCACGATATGACCGTTGCTCGTAAACAGCAGGGACGCGATTTCTGTTGCGGTGGTGGTCATGCGGTTTTGTTCATCAGGTTTCGAGTAATGGCGCTGGTCGTGCGGTTGCTGATGTAATCAGACACCGCCTTCCCTACGGCCTGAGGGGACTGCGCGCCGTTGATCGTAACGTGATTATTGACGCTCACGCTCTGGCTGGCCGCCCCTCCTCCATTAGCCGCATTGAACAGTTGTGGGTTCCGGCTCATCGCATCCGATGCAAGCTGCCACCGCTTCTGGTCTTCGTCCCCGAACTTGTTTAGCGGGCGCTCATATCCAGCACGGAATATGTGGGTGGCCATGGCGGCGTCATTGGTTCGATAAAGGTCTCGCCCCGCCTGTCTTGCCTGCGGGTCCGACCCCATTTGCATCTCATCAAAGATGGCCTCAAGCTGCTGTGACAAATTGGCATGATATACGTCAATGCCGAATTGCTGATAGATCGCACGGGCACGGTCCTGATGCCATTGGGCAACCCCACCCGCGCGACCGCCATCCCCCCGCGCTTCTGGATCAAGCCCGCTTTCCTGCTCAAGATTGCCCACAATCCCGGCGGCTGCCTGTGGTGAAAATCCCTTGCCGATAAAGAATTGAAACGCCTGCTTCTCACGGGCTGCGGTGGAATCGCTCACAGCATGCCGCTTATGCACGGCACGGATTGCGTCGTGCACGTCGCCCCATGCCTTATATCCCTCATATCCAGCAAATGCAGCAGCGCCCCCGACAACAGCCATGGGCGCACCGAAAGCCGCCCCGCCCGCTGCTTCGGCACCCTCGGCGGCTGGCGCGATCCGTGACGCATTCCATGCAGCCTGAGCACGGGATTCAGCGGCGGTAGGAGGTCCGAACATTTCTGCTCCGCCTTCAGCTGCCGTTGCCGCCCCGCCCGCTGCTTCAGCACCTCCGGCAGCGGCCCCCGCTGCCTCGACGCCACCCAACGCCTTGGCGGCAGCGGCGGCTGGCTCCCCTATCTTCATCAACGCCGTCCGCAGGGCCGCAGCAGCCAGACTTCCCCCACCCAGCGCCCGGACCATCATCAGGATGGGCGTTACGACCCCAGCAACCCACCGGGTCGCCATGAACGTGGCTATGCCCTCAAGAACAACCTTCCACCCGACCGTGTTCTCAACGCCGGAATTGATGGCCTTCCCAGCCTTGATAAGCCACTGGACAAAAGCCACGACCTCCTGCACGCCCTGCTCGATGGCGGCGGCAATCTCGGGGCCGTGCTGCATCAGGTAATTGTTCAGATCGTGGATATTTCCACCGAACGCTTTTTGCAGGTCGATCATGACCTTCTGGCCAATCGCTTCCACGATCTGCCAGGTCACGCGAATATCCTGCATGAACTGCGCACTCTGTTCCCCGGCTTGATCCTGATTCAGGCCGATGGAGGAATAGATGCGACGGTATTCCTGTTCGTATTTACGCAACAGGTCAGGCGCACGCTCAAGCGCCTGCATGTCTGTCTGGCTAAGGCCAAATGCCTGCGCCCATGCCAGCGCGTGGCCCTGAATGGGATCGTCACGGAACTTCTGGCCCATATCCGTGACGATATCGGCCATATCGCGCATATGCCCGTTGGCATCGCGCGTCTGCACCCCGAACCGCTGTATGCTGTTTTCCATGCCGGGCAGATTGCGGACCCGGTTGCCAAGTTCCTGCAAAGACTGCTTGGCGGTCTGGGCATTACCGCCCAACTGCCCCACGGCGAACCCGAAGGCATTCATGTTCGTGACGGATGACTGCGCCCGCTGCGATGCATAATGCATCTGCTCATAGGTCTGGGCCGTCTTGGCTACGGCGGCTACCAGTCCGGTGAGCGCAGCCGTGACCGTAATCGCCCCGATCTTGATGCTTTTTAGCTGGTCACGGAAGCGGTCCCCGCCGCGCTGGTCAACGTCCCAACCAAGGGAGACGAGAAACTCCTGCAGGACGTTGGCATCAGACATTATTTATCTCCGCAGCGCGGTGCGCGCGCACCTCATTTTCGGCACGCGCGTCAAGGGCATCATTCATCAGAGCAAAATCAGCCAGCGACAGGGTGTGGTCATGCAGGCTTTCCATGCGGCACATCTGGGCAAGTATGGGCCGCATGAGAAAATCAAGCCCATCTGGCAGCATGACCGGCTCGAACCTTAGACCGCTTCCGGTGCGCTCGAAGCGGGCGGAGCGGTAGGAATAAAATTTCCAAGGTTTTCCGCGATGACCGCCCGCACAAGGGACATGACCGTTGGCAGGTCAACAAAGTCATACGCCAGCACGCCGGGGCGCGGCATGACCGGGAAGGATGTGCCACCGCTGTTCGGGTCCACATAGCGCACGACGCCAAGGCAGGCATCGACGATATAATCCGTATCGGCATCGTTCAGCCCGGATACGGCTTCCGCAATCTTGGCAGCAACGTCGCCCTCGTTCGCCATGGCCGCCATGAGTGGAGCCATGCGACGGGCGACATGAAGCTGCTTCATGACGGGCATTTTGCCGACCAGATATTTCCGGTCGGCAACTTCGATTTCGTTCATCGCCAGTTTCCTCAGTAGGTGCCAAGTACGCCATCAATGATGCCGCAACGGAAAGCCCATGTGACTACGCCGCCATCGTTCGCGTATTCAATATTGGGCCAGCGCAGGAAAGCAGCGCCTGCTGCGGTCAGCGTATCCCCGCTGACATTCTGCCTGACCACGATCACGTTCTTGCCCCACAGCGCGGACGACAGGCGCTGTGCGTTATAGGCTGCCGAAAGCAGGGCGTTTTGCGGGCTGTTCTTCAGCAGACGAACGGTGATCGTTCCCGCATTGGCCGCATGCAGGGAGTGCATGTAGGAGCCATCAGCGCCAACCGCGAGATTGGTCTTGTCGGCCTCCATCTCAATGGAGATGCCCTCCTCTGCCGCGCCCGCGTCCGATCCCAAAGAAACGGCCAGACCGGATCCCACGATGGACGCCGTAACGTCCTGGAACGAATACGTCCCGAAAACAATAGCCATTGGAACGCTCCTTAGTTCACGACGGTTACGGCAACAGAGGACGAATGCACGGCCCCTGCCAGCTTGCAGGCGATCTGGCAGGGAACCGCCTGCCGCGCGGCGCGGTCACTGGATGACTGGTTCGCCACCGGCTCCATGTAGGCATAATAACCCTTGGTCAGCGTGCCGCCTTCAAGAAGGGAGCCGATGTCAGGTCCGGTCCATGTTCCGGGCGCAAACAGGCCATTATCCACGAACTGCGCACAGACCGTTTCATAGACACCCAACAGGATGTTCATGCCGGAGTCCGTCTGAGGTATCTTGGTCGTGCTGGTATACAGGGCATTCCAGCCCGCCACCTGCAAGGCATTCTGGAAAGCGTCCAGCCCGATCAGGGTATCAATCCATTCGCCGCTTGCCGTCACACCCTGCTGGATGATGGCATCGCCGTTCTGGTAATTGACGTAGTAATTGCAGTCCTTGGCATCCAGCGCGTTTGCTTGCGTCTGTGTTAGGGTCTCTGCCGTGATGTCCGGTTCAGTCTTGAACTTCAAGGTGAGCGTCGTATTGTCCGCGCTGTAATCGACGGTTGCGATGCGCCCGAACATGGACACAGCGGCATATGGGCTGCTGGACGAATACTGAACGATGGTGCGGGTGTATCCTGCCTTGGAGAGCAGATAGGGCAGGTCAGTCGTGCTGGACGCATCGTATGCGGCTGCGTCCTGGCTGGTAAACCAGAACGAACGCGAGACGCTGAAACCCTCGACCATCTCCGCGACATCGGTGATCGTGCTTGCTGCAATGCTACTTGTCGTGGCTAGAGCCAGGCCATACCAGTCTGCGGAGTAATCTTCCAGACGACTCACTGCTGTAGGAATATCTTCCCCGTCTCGCACTTCGCCAATATACAGCGTGGACGGCTGGGGAGACTGCGAGAAGAACAGGTCTGCTGCAATGTATTCCGGATCAGTTGTTCCGAAATCTTCGCCAACATCATCCAGCCCGGTATAGGCGCGCAGGTTCTCCGTGTCAGAGAATACGCCAGCCGTAGTGCCAAGCAGCAGCAACGCGCCGAAGTTCCTTGTTGACGACCCGGTTGCCTGTAGCGTTACCGTGACATCAACGACATTATTAACTGATAGCCCTGTCGTGCTCATTGTCCGTTTTCCGTATCGAATGGTTCAGTGGTGATATTCCCGCCGCCGCCATCGGCCATGATTGACCCGGAAGATGACAGGACAGAAAGGATGGGGTAGGTGCGCCGGGAATGCCGCCTGAATGTAAGTGAGATATCAGCGCGGTTAATGAACCGCCGGTTGGTCAGTTCCGGTATGCGCCTGATCGTATCGGCACGCTTGAAGGCAATACCCGCTGCCAGTAGCGCAGATCGGTTTTGGGACAGCATCAAGCCATCCCGCAGGTCCGATGCCCTCAGAGCAGAATTGGGGCCGTAAAACGAACACAGGACAGTCAGGGTCTCATGGCGCTCAACGCCACCTGATAATGCCTCGGAGAATGTCGTGATGGCATTCGTATCCGCTGCAATGTCCGTAACGGAAAGGGCGCACCAGTCTATGTGCGGTTCCGGCTGCTTTGGAGGGAGACGCTGCCATCGCGGTCGGACAAGCGTTGGGTCGATCCCGGTAAGAGCCGCAACTGCAGGCTGGAATACCAGGTCAAGGTCAATGTCCTGCCCAGCATCCTCATACCCGCTCGGGACAAGATATCCGCCCGTGGATGAATCATTCGCTGTCACCGGCGTCTACCTTGTCCTGTATGGAGATGACGGCGCAGTCCGCCGCCACATACCCGGCACCGAAATTGGACCAGTCATCGACAGAGACAACAGTGTATCTCTTACCGCCGAACGTCACGATGTCAGCGGATGTATCGGGACTGCCTGAATCAAGAACGAAGCGCGTATAAACCCGGATTCCCCCCGCCAGAAGCTCGGCGTTCGGGTTACGGATCAGTTCCTGTGATGTAAGGGGCACGGGCGCACCATAGAACGACTGCGAGGTTTCCGCGATCTGGGTCATGCCCTGGCTGTCTACCGTCTGCGTTGGGCGCGTGACGGTAAGCGTCTGGATAAAATCCGGGTCAAGCAGGTTGTCGGATACATCGAGTAACGGCATTACGGTGCCTTCACTGTGCGGATCACATACGTGATGTGCTGTTGCAGATTGCCGGTGTCGATCAAAGGCTGCGCCAGATCGGTTCCAGCAGGTTGCCCGTCTTTCCTGTTGGCCAGTTCTTCCGCTGCCCCCGGCCTGCCCCTGCGGGCACGCGCTTCAACCGTTGCATCGGCCAATGGCGTGAATGGGCCTTCATCCATCTTGTTTTTTACAGCAGCCTCGGCCCTTAGCCCGATTTCATTCAGGCCGTTATTGGCGGCAGCCGCATTCCCCTCCAGGGAGTCAACGCCAACCTTGCGTAGCACTTTGACGGCATCATCGCGTATGGATGCGACACCGGGCACCAGAAACGGTCGCGGGGGGATGTTCTTTTCCGGGCATCCATATTCCTGCACATAGCCAATGAGAGCATTGCTCGCACCACTGCCATCGTCACGCTGCGCATTCTCGGCGGGGATACCCACCATAACGCGCTTCGTGGCCAATGCCTTAATCCGCGCCTGCAATCCGGGAAGCGCGTCTTTGGTCAGGGTGACGCCGGGCTTTTTCAAAACTGGTGCCCTCCCGTTCCAAACAGGCCCATGAAATACCAGTAGCGCTGCCCATAGCTGGACAGGTTCCAGAACCCGGCATCGTCATATTTGCTGATGCTGGTATCATAGGACTTTGATAGCGGCCCGACCGACTTGGATGCCACCACGCCGGTCGTAACCCCCGGAACGGAACCGGCGGCAGCAGCGATTGCCGCCTCTCGTCCAAGCACCAGTTCATGCCCGACAAACAGGGCCAGACCCAGATTGTAACTGTCGCCCCACCGTCTCTGGTCAACAAACTGCGCCGCCACGGTAAGCCACATCGTGATGGTTGCCGTGGGGTAGCGCGTCGTGTCCGAAAACTCCGGGAACAGCGTCAGGAAATCACTGGCGTTCATAGTAGCCCTTTGGTTTTCGGCCACGGCGCTTTGGAAGGGGCACAGGTTCTGCGGGGATGGCCTCCCGCCGCACATCGGTCTGAGGTGCGCTTCTGATCTTTTTTCGCAAGGACCGCTGCGCCACCATTGGCAGCGCAGCCTCCCTGTCTGTGACGGCATGCCAGCCCGGCCCGAAATCCCGACGCCGACCATCCGGACCGCGAAGGGTGAACGGGTGAAGAACAAGGATTTCGGGCATGGGGTCAGATCCCGTCCATCGCACCGGTCGTTTCAGGATAGACAAACTCCACCTGACCCAGCAGCGACCAGTAGGTCGTGCGCAGCCACATGTCCTGATAGGTGATCGGCGTCTTCTGAAGCGGAACCAGAGGATAGCGGATCATGTTGATATCCTTGGTGTAGGCGAACATGCGATCCGCACCATTCGTCCCGCGCCCGATGCACCACTTGACCGGCTGGATTTCCAGACGCTCCCCGGTGGACTGGGTATAGGTGTTGTTGACGCGGATGTATTCCAGAATGGACTGCGTGCCCGCCGAAGACACTGTCCGGTTCAGCAGGGCATACTGGTCAGGCGGCATCAGGATGTGGGAGGGAATCATCTTCCAGCCGGAAGCCGCCCACACATTCGCCTGGAACTCAAGGATATCGTTCTGGACCAGTTCTGCGCCATTCGTCATGACCAGCTTCGATGCGAACGACGTGCCGCCACCCGACCCGGCAGCAGATGCCGTGCTGACGGTGGTAGCTGGGTTGTTCAGCATCCCGTAGGTGTTCTGGAAGGCAGGCTCACCGATGTAGACCATCTCATCGATGTCCATCTGATGCTTCATGTGCATCGCGGCGAGCTTCTGGGCATCAATGGGACGCCCAAGGCGCATGCCCTTTTCCAGTTCGCGATAGGTGTACTGGACGGTCGATCCCCACTCACGCAGCGGCTGGGCGATCTTGTCGATGTCAACCTGCGCTGCCGGGATCGCGGTCGTTTCCGCACTGATCCAGTTCTTGCCAGCAGGATTGATGCCGCCGGTCGAGCCAAAGGCCGAACGGGTGAAGCTGGACAGGTCATCCGACACACCCACGTCTTCGCGCAGGTCGATGTCACGACCCCACGACACCATGACCAGTGGTTCATGCAGGGTCGGGTCGAGGCGCTCAAGTTCTTCGATGAAGAACGTACCAACGCTGTCCATGGTGGCGGCATCCATGGTGAATGCACTGTCCATGGCACGGGCGCGGATGATCGACGGGGTGGACAGCGCAGTGAATGCGCCATCCTTAGGGGAATTGATAAGCATATGTGGGGGTTCCATCTGAGGGCCGGGCGCACATCTCTGTGGGCCAAGGTCGCTACCCAAGCGACTTTTCACGAAATTCGGTGGGGCCGAAGCCCTCATGTCACTGAAGGTTGAAGGAGATTTCCACCAGGCCATCACTGCCCGCGTTGCCTTCAAAGCGGCCTGCGGGCAGGACAATGGTGTCATCACCATCGGCAGCGCCTTCAATGCCGCCGATCACTTCGCCGGTGCCTGCATTGGCGACACGCACATACACAGCGCCACCCTTTACCGGGGTTGCGCTGCCATGCAGCATGACCGTCATATAGCCACGGCGGGCACCATCGGTGCCATTCGCGCCGATCTGCGGGTAGGCTGAATCACCAGTGTAGCTGACAGCCCGACCGGGATACGAGCGCACCAGAAGGCCCATAATCTCGGATGCTGTTTCGGACCCGACCAGCGGGGTGGCAAGCCCTGCGGACGTGTATTTGTAGGGCATGCCAAAGCCGTAGCTTGCCCAGTCCGCCGTGGGGTCAAGGTTCTCCGGGGTAATGTCCCCCGGAGCCGGTTCACGGGAGAGGTTTCCGGCATAGCCGGTATCCATACGGAACTTGTAAGCAACCATTTTCGGTGCTCCTTAGTTGGCGGGCTGCTTGTAGCGCTCGCGATTGCGACGATTGATTTCTGCCGGGGTGACCGGACCACCTTCCTTCTGGTCTCGCGCGGGCATGCGGCCCAGACCATAAGCCTGCCGGTTCAGATTCTTGACGGCAGCACCGGCGGCCTGAAAGGCCACGCTCAGAGCGTCAGAGGTCATCGACCGGACCGGGCGGTTGCCGATAACGGCACGAACGGCGGATGCCTTCTTGGGATCGGACAGGGCGGCATCCAGCGCGCGGCGGCGCAGGTTGATGATCGCATTACGCTTGCTGACGTTGGACCCGGTGGCGTCCATCGCCTGAACCCTGATGCCGGGAGCCAGCATTTCAGCAATGGTCCGTGCGTTGCGCGAGACAGCCTGGAACGCCGCATCGCCAACAGGCGCACGGTTGGGTTCGCTGATATCCTTGGCCTCTGCTTCCATCTCGCGCAGGGAATCCGCCTCTTCATCGCGGCCTTCTTCGCGCCGCACATCGGCCTCACCGGTGCGAACAGCCTCCTCCCGGCGCGCTTCCGGGTCAGCATCCTCCGTGCCAAGCAGGCCACACATTGCCAGACATTCGCGGATGGCCTCATCCGACATGCCTTCCTCCCGCATGCGCGAAACCATGCCATCCACGTCCGTATCGCGCGTGCGACGGTCCGCTGTCGAAGTGGCGGGAGTAGTATCGCCCGATACCTTCTTTTCCAGATCGGACAGCCTCGCGTCGATGCCGCCAAGCGTCTTCATGAGCTGGGTGTGGAAATCGACAGCCCGTTCGGTGTCGTCATCCTTTCCGAGAAGGCGGGGTTCAACGCGCGTTCCCGTGTCTTCGTCACTACCGCGCGCACGATCCATCACCACAGTGGCCCCATTGTCGGGCGCTTCCGATGCGCCGTCGCGGATCGCTTCTTCCACGCCATCCGCGTCATTGGTGGAAAGCGCCGTAAGAAGTCGCTGCCCCCATGTCTTTTTCTTGAATGCCATAACAGGCCCTTCATTGTCTCCGACACGAACAGTACGTCCGCCCCGGCCCCGCTCAACAATGGCGAGATGGTTACCGATAATGTTGTTCTGCCGGTAGTGTCCGGCCTGCCCCTCTATCGGCTCATAATCGGCATCATAGCCGGGGGAAACTTCGCGGATACCGCGCTTCTGGATGGCGTCAATCGCCTGCTGGTCGCGCACGACGAGATCGCCCAGAAGATGGTCACTCATGCTACCCGTGCCCTGCCTGACGTTGCGCAGGGAACCGCGTGCATAAGTCTGGTAATTCTGCGGACTGACGAAATCTGGTGGATGACGCAGCGTGACCGGCGCATCCTCGAACGAAGAAATCGTCTCTGGACTGAACAGATCGCCCGCATCCCGATGCACATAGATCACGCCATCCCCCGCTGGATCAAGCGGCAGTTCGGACGGATCATAGTGCATGGTGCCAAGGTTCGCTATCGGCACATCACGGCACAGAAGCGAGCCATCCGGGAGCAGTTCCCGCGTGTCGCCAATCCGCTGCACGGTATAAATGTCCGGTGCCCGCGCCGGAGCCAGATCAACGGTTGAAAGACGCTTGTTGGACACGATAATTCCGCTCCGATTATGGCCGGGCATTAACTCGCGCGGCAATGACATCTGCCGTGCGTTCCGGGTTCTTCAACTCATGGATGCACGACCATCTTTCGTTCTCGCCAATGCGGGGCACCGATCCGTCCGTGAAGTGGACATAATCGGCGCGGGTGCCATTCGCCGCATTGATGAGCCAGAAACTCGTATTGGTGAACTGGTCATAGTCCACGTGCAGAACATCAGCGCCGGGAGAAAACAGGGCCGTATGGAGTGCCGATCCCGTGAAGCTGACAATCGGCACCCCAGATCGCCAAAGCGCAATCTGCTGCCCCATGGACATCTGCTCCGGGTGGACAATATCAAATCCCCGGCGCGTCAAGGCAGTCTCAAGCGCAACCTCGTTGGAGATTGTCCGAACGCCCCCATTAACCTTGGCCTTGCTCAGATACACCGGCTTGCTACGCCGGATAACGGACCCGCACAAAGCATCACCAATCCGCTTTCCGAGCGCCGCATATTCCAGAAAGCATACTTTCTGTTCAATAAAGGCTGGGCACGGGATGATGACCTTTCCCAGCTTCGTGGGCTTCGGGAAGGCCACAAATCGCTTACGGTCGATCCTGAGCGCGCCCATGATGTCGCGGAACCACGGCAGCCTGAACGCCAGATCAATCGTCATGTCGGCATGCCATATGATCGGCAAACCCGTGTCGATCAGGTTCTGGCTCCATAGCCTTGAAAACGTGGACAGCAGGAAATGGCCATAATGCTTATTCACATACCCCGGATAGATGTAGGTCAGCGCGTCTGCCTTGGTTGCTGTCCCCTTGCGGGGCTTTACTCGCTCAGGCGTAAGCAATGTGCCCGGCCCCCGCGTGTGCGCGCTCTCAAGAACAAGATGCCGGTCTGGCCGGTATATCGCAGCGTGTATCTCGCTGTCCGGATGGGGGTCGAATACAGCGCCCTCCACCTCGATAATGCGCGGGGGGCGGTCGATGATATTGCGCTCGCCCCAAAAGGCGGTGGATGGCTTCAGGCTCAAGAAATCCACTCCTTATTGGCCTTCTGCCATGCAATGGTTCTCGCCATAGACGCATCGAAGGATTCCGGCGGCTTCCATCCGGCTGCCTTCATCTTGCTTCCATCAAGCCCATAATGCAGGTCATGGCCCGGACGGTCTGCATGGAAGTTGACGTGCCTGACAGTCAGGGGCTTCCCCATGAGTTCGGCAATCTTCTGTGCCATTTCCAGATTGTCCAGCCGCGCGTCGCCTACGATATTGTATCGGTCCGGACGATCAATCTGGCCTGACTGATGCCGGTAAGCGTCACCCCGGCGCAGGATAAACAGCACAGCATCCGCTGCGTTGGCTGAATGGATGTAATGCCGCGATCCGATCTGACCATCACAGGACGTGTGGACTTCAACCGTCCTGCCATCTGCCACAGCCTTCTGCACCTTGACCGGGTATTTATCAGCCCCCTGCATCTCACCGAAATTGTTCATCGTATTGGTGATGACAATCGGCACGCCATAGGATCGCCAGTAGCTGATGGCGATTGCCTCCTGCGCCGCCTTGCTTGCCGCATAGGGGTTGCTGGGAAGGATGGTATCCCATTCAGGATGACCGTCCCCATCGGCAACGTCCGGGCCATACACTTCATCGGTCGAGAACTGGACGAATGCGCCAAGCCCTGTGCATTGGCGCGCCAGTTCCAGCATGTTGAGCACCAAGGCCGTGTTGTTCATGATGAACGGCACAGGTTCCTGAATGCTGTCCTCAACGTCTGACAGACTGGCAAGGTTGATGATGTAATCAACATGGTGAAGCCGATCCACCTGCCGCCTCGAAAACGGCACTGACAGGTCATGGGGCAGAATATGGACACGGTTTCGGGCGTCATAACCAAGCCCCAAAAGCAGCGTGGTGATGCGGTCAAAGTCCCCCTTGTGGCGGAAGCTGTCCGTCGCAACCACATTCCAGTTCGTCTGCTGCAAGACGGTTGCCAGCATATGGATGCCGATTGCGCCACCTGCGCCCGTAATCAAAACTTCAGTCATGCTGCTTTATGTCCATAGGCCTGCTGTATGATGGAAATATTTTCCGGCCTCTCAATGCAATATGATCGAGAATATTCCTGACATTTATCCGCAATTTCCATCCGGGTATTTTCATCTTCCATGACCGAAAGCGCACGCAGCCAGTCTGAAACGCGGGGCTTTTTAATCAGGATGCCGGGGCTGTCTTTGTAAGGCGCGATGTCCGTCGCAATCGTCGGGAGACCAAGCGCACCATATTCCAGTATCTTGAGGTGCGACTTGCACCTGTTGAATGGAATATCCAGTAGGGGCGCTATACCCACATGGGCACCTTGAGCATGCACAGACCGCAAGTAATCCTTCATCTCAGTCTCAGGCGCTACCTTAACGATCCCCTTGAGGGCATCTGGCACAAAACCGAAGAACACCCATTCGTATTTCGTCGTCGTTGACTGCACAACGGGAATGATCTGGTGCAGGTCAGGCGCATGCGTATTGCCGCCCGCCCAGATAACACGCAACTTCTTCCCGTTTTCACGCGCCCTGACTGGCCTGAATTCGCGCTCAGAGATCATATTTGGCAGAACAAATGCATCGCGCCGGTAGCGTTCCCACAGGGCGTCTGCCATATCCTGCGTGCTGGCCACCAGGTGGTGAGCGAACTGAACAGTCTGGTCCATGCACTGCACGCGATCACGGCTCAGATTGAACGTCGATCCCGGATGCGGTGCCCAAAGCAGGTCATCGAAATCCATGTAGATCGGCAGATCAGGATGCCGGGCGCTGTATTCGCACCAGTGCCGGTATTGATTTACCTCGAACTGGCGCTGCGTCAGAACCAGATCGAACTTATATCTCCCCCATTCTTCAGCACGCGGCATATGACACGTTTCAATTGCCTTGCTGCCTATGCTTTTTGCGAAAGCCCTCCCCGGCTGCAAGATGCGATAAAACCCACACCCGCGCGGATCAGCGGGCATGAGCATGGTCAGGTTTTTCATGTCCCCTCACGAGAAAACCCGCGATCCACGTCTCACGACGTTGAGCGGAACGGCTTAGGACGGAAAGACCGGCATTGCGAAACACCGGCAGTTAGGGATGCATCCGGCATGCCCCTGCAATCCGTCCAATTCTGGTGGATCATCCCACGCCACAAACTGCCCGTTCATCCCTCTATGGGATTTGCGGGTCCGGGCATCGCGATGGGATCGCCATATATACCCTGTGCTTCCGACTGCCTGCGCGCGTGCTTGCGTCAGCAGGGTAGAAGCCTTTGACGTTTCCGTGCGTGCAATCAGGGTTGCCCTACTGGCCGTTACCTCACCAGAGCGCATGATTTCGTCGCGTATCGACGTTGACCGCGATCCGGTTATCAGGCTTTCCCTGGCAAGTTTCTGCACCCGTAAAGCTGCTTCACGCGGGATAGACGTAATGAGCGCCACCTGTTCCATCTGAAGTAGCTGCAATGTTTCGCCGGTAGGTGCCTGTTCTATTTCCTCCCGCAGCAACCTGCCCATCTGCGCCGCATGCGACCGCCAGTCACGCTTGTTCGCCCGGTCAGCATCTTCCAGCATGCGCTGGGCCACACTTTCCGCCCAAGGCTCAAGCGTGCGGCTATAACGCTCAAGTGCATCAATCAACGGCTGCGGGGATTGCGTGGCGTCGGGGTCCAGCAACTCCGAAAGCGTCCCGATGCGCTTGGCAATTTTCCGAAGCGATCTCTCATATGAGATCGCAAGGGATTTGGTCGGCTCAAACTTCTCCCGCTTCCGTTTTCCAGCAAGGGCGTCGGCTGTGACGACCCTTTTCAACATCAGGAATGCCTCTCTGCTTCAGGCTCGACATATTGCACCGCTGCCTCATTTGGCGCTGGTTGCGGCACCGGCGGAAGGTCGTTTTCATCGGGAGCCGGGGGATCGCTTTCCGCATCCTCTATCATCTCATCCGTGATGCTATCCCACATGCCGTCCGCCTCTGCGCCGCTGCGCAGTTCGCGAAGGGCGGCTGCCCGATCCGTCACGATCCCTGCCTCATAGGCCGAAACCACTGCGCTGGTGCGGGTTGACCCTACATTGGCCTTGTCCATGTCGGACATCCCCCACAGAGACGCGAAATTGAAGCCAAAGTCTTCAGGCGGCGCTTTATCCAGAATGGAATAGTGCAGCACCTCCAGCAGGGTGTGCATGCCGCGCCGTAACTGCCCCTCCTGCTTCTGGGCAATCCCATCGTAATATTGCCGCAGATCGCTTTCGCCTGTGTTGAACCCGGCGGGAGACTGCCCCATCAACCGCGTCATTGGAATCTGCATTGCCCCGGCAAGCTGCTGGGCAAATTGCAGCAGGACATCATTCAGCCCGCTAAAGGCATATTGTAGGGCCTGAAAATCATCTTCACTGTCAATGACAGTCATACCCTCATTGGACTGATATGCCCGGATATTATCAAGCTGTGCCTGAATGGCGCGCCGGGCGGCTTCACTGGTGCCCCCCATGACCTGACGATACCCCTTGATCTTCATGACGCGCAGATGCGCCTTGTAGACAAGCTGCGCCGCCCCAAGGGTTGCGCTATCGAACGAGGTCAGGACATCGAATATCCGCTCCACCACCGACATGCCCCAGCCATTTTCATACTGGCGCTGATACATGGGCAGCCGGATGCCATCGAGACGGATGACGCGGCTATGGTGAATCCACTGGCCGCCAAACGCATCCGCGTCAGGGATGACCTGATAATAATTCGGCTGTCCGAGGGCTGGACCGAAATTATGGATCGTGTCCGAATACTCAGGGTTCACGATCCATCGGTCAATCGAATAGATGCCAAGAAACTGGCCCTTGCCAACCGTGGACGGGTCGAGCGGCGTGGCCGGGTCCTGTCCATCAATCATGATGATCCCAATACCCCCACCAAACAGGCGTGCCCATTTGATGGTGTCGCAAAGGCTTTCCAGCACGCCAAACTCTGACATCGCGGCATAAAGCTCGCTTGCTTCGTGAGGGTCTATACTGCCGGTCAATTCAACGCCCGCACGCGTCATGTCTTCAGCAACGCAATCAACCGCGTTGCCAATGATCCATGACCCACGATAGGCCGCCTCAAGCTGGACGCGGTTGCGGGTCAGGAACCGGAACGCATAGTGCCCCGCCGAAGCAAGGTTATCCATGCCACGGCCAGTTCGGGTGCGCGGATTCACAAACCCATCGCGGGTCTGGACGTGCTTGACCGGCGCGTTACCTTTCCCGCGATTTTTGCGTGCCATCGTTCACCTAAATCAATATCCGAGGCGCGCCCACACCTCTACATCGTCCGGCTCTGCCAGGGCGTCAAAAGCCCCGGCGGAAGCGTCCACTTGGTCATCGTGCGCCCCAGAGGGGAAGGCTGCCAGTTCTTCCAGATACGCCCGGTTCCACGGTGCCTTGACCAGACAGACATTCCCCACATTCGTCTGTGACGAGAATGGAGCCGCCCTGGTCGCCTTGTCGCCCGTCTCCCGGATTGAATCCACCGTATATCCAGACAGTTTCCGTGTCAGATACTGGACCTGCGCCACACCGGCCTGTCCGGGGTCTTGCGGCAGGATGATGCGGACCTCCCCGCCATCCTGCGCCGCCGTATTGAGAATAGCCGCCTCAACCTCTGCCGGATCGCCACGAAGGCGCACGACATCGAGAATGTAGAAGCGACCATCATCCGCCTTCAACAGCTTGACACCAACAGTCCAGTCGGGGTCTCGCGTGCCAACCTGACGCGTTGCCGCCAAATCCCATCGCCGTACCATCTGGCCCGTTTTTGGAGCAGCCGCGACCACAGGGATCATGGCAACCTTGAACAATGTCCCTTCGCCCGGCGTCGGATTTTGCTGATACAAGGCCGACCATTCACGGGGGCCGATGGACTTCTCGATATTCTTCAATTCCGCGACCGGGAACACCTTTGGCCAAAGCGCCTCGCCAATTCCACGATGCAGGGCGTCATGGTCGGAATTGCATATGGCAGGCAGGGACAAGACTTCCCATTCCTCGCCTGTTCCATTCTCCATCTCGGCCAATAGGCGACCGGCCAAGTCATCCGGATGCCATCGAGTAAGAACAAGAACAATAGCCCCATTTGGCATCAAGCGCGTGCGTAGGACCGATCGATACCAGTCCCATGCCGCCTCGCGTATGATTGGGCTTTCAGCGTCCTGCCTGTCTTTCACAGGATCATCGATCAGCGCGACATGAGCGCCCTTACCAGTCAGACCACCACCCACGCCCATGGCGGTATAAACGCCGCCCTTGTTCGTATGCCAGTTGTCACGGGCGGCACTATCAGACGCAACGCCTACGCCCGGGAACAATGCCCCGAACTCTGGCGATGCCACGATATTGCGCACATCCCGGCCAAAGCCCTGCGCAAGCGTCGCGCCATATGATGCCGTGATGATCTGCTTGGTCGGATTGCGCCCCAGAAACCACGCAGGGAAACGCTTGCTGGTCAGTTCAGACTTACCATGCCGTGGCGGCATGAACACCATCAGGCGTTTGATTTCCCCACGCTCAACAGCATCAAGTCGTTCGCACAAAAGCCGATGCTGCGGGCCAACCATGTAGTCAGACATGGTGTATTGAGTGAAACCGAGAAGACAAGATCGCCCTGCTGACCGGCGGTTGAGTTCAGACCTCGCCTTCTCCGCCGCCTTCTTCACTAGAAGCGAGCGCGGCAAGTTCTTCATCTGTCATATCTTCAACGGAACGCTTTACCCTCGCATCCATCTGGATCGCGGACAATTTCGGATGGATGTAAGGGGCCGCTGCCTTCGCTGCCTCAAACTGCATTTCAGTTATCGAAATGTCGCCCTGCATGACACGGGTCATGATATCGAGAGGCGTGGCGCTGGCGTCTGCAAGTTTTTTCGCGACGCGACCACTAACTTCACGGCCAATTTTTTTAGCCTCTGATACGCCCCCACTTTTGCGTCCCGCGCCGGGTCTCGCTCCACCTCTCTGCGTCATATTCAAACTTTTTTTGATTGTTTTTCAAACGATGGCTGTTTTCTGCCGGTTTTAGCGCGATTAAATCAAACATCCATCCTGCTATGAGGCGATGCATTCGATCTTTCGTCAGATATACCCGGCGCTACGAATATCCTGACTGAACGCAGTTATTCGATTGTGGTTATATTCATACGAATTGCAGACTCAGGTTGCAACCTTTTTTTGTCCTGCCGTTCATGATAATCCGATAGCTGCTCAAGCACCAAGGCACACTGCGCCGAGACTTTCCTCCGTCCTACGGAATCCGTGGTGCCAGGGTAAAGCACCTTCCCCATATCGGAGAATGTTTTTTCTTCCGCGATCATCATGCGCAACCTGACATGGGCACACATTCCCAACGCATCGCGGATGTCCGTTATCCGGGCCTTTGCATGTGCGCGGACAATCATCCATGAGACCTTATCGTGACGCGTCAGTGTGTTGATTTCATGTTGTGGCGCGAATTCGACATAGCCATAGTATCCGAACACGAAATCCCGATACCAGCGGTCAGCAGCGTCGGCCGCATCCTGGTCTATGTCCCCCGCGTTAAGCAGGGCCTGAACTGTCGAGCGCACACGCGGCGCACCCTGCTGGACTGTCCATTCAGACCGCTTCTGCCGCTCTGGCGTGACGACTGTGTTGAGGATGCGTTTGGTTTCTTTGGTGAGGCCCTGTGTCATCGTCTCTTATCCTGGAACTTTCCGCATCGCAAGCAACGCCGCGTCTGCCACTGATATTCGCAACCCGACAACGGCTCCCACCGGCCCCAGCTATGGATCAGAAAACACCGACGCGCTTTGGCATCACGGATACCCTCATTCCATGCCTCACCGACAAGAGCCTTTAGGTCGGAGACTGCTTTCTTACGGTGTAGGAAGTTTTTTTTGATAGTCACTTCTCCAACCTCCTCATAGCCGCCCGAGCATTTTTCACTGCCCGACAGTCACCCGGTGTCCCGGCTGAAAAATAGATCGCGCCACTGGTGTGGCCCCATCGAAGGTGGCCACCCCGCGACACGGAAACGGACCACCCA